CCATGTATGACATGGCTGGTGGCCTGGTCACTATGGGCACCATCAGCACCAACGCAACTGCCATCCAGCTGTTCGTGGCTGAGGCCGAGGCAGGCCCATTCCGCCGGCTCTACGACGCCTCCGGGGCCGTGGCCGACATCACACTGGCTCCCAGTACTGCCGACGGCCGAGCCTATGCGGTGCCCGATGCGGCGTTCGCAGCGACGTTCATCAAGTTCGTCTCGGCCACCACCAACAGCACAGGCACGGTCGGCACCGTGATGTTCAAGGGCTGATGCCCGACCGTATACCCACGTTCCGCCCGCCTTGGATCAACCGACGCCCGCGTGCTCGAGCACCGGACGTTGCGAGGCCCAACGCTCACCAGCGTGGGTACTGCTCGCAAGGGTGGAAGGCGGCACGGCGGGAGGTGCTAGTCAGGGACAACTACCAGTGCCAGGTGTGTGCCGCTGTGGTGCATGGCAAGCGGGCCCACGTGGACCACATCGTGCCCAAGAGTAAGGGCGGCAGCGACGAGGTGAGCAACCTCCGCTGCCTGTGCGTGTCATGCCACTCCAAGCATGAGGGCTGGAGGGCGGCCAACGCGGCGAGAAACGCGAAAACTTTTGGCGAAAACATATAAACCACGTACGGGGTCGCGTGCGTAAAAACTGCAGAAATCCACGGGGTTTTTTGAGGTCCGCTGCCACCTTGGCATGGTGTTTAAACGGTATGCGAGTTGCTCTTAGCGTCGGTCCTAACAATCGCACTCCCCCGCTAGTGTGGAGTTGACCATGGCAAAAGCAGGCCGCCGGCCCAAGCCGACGAAGTTGAAACTGCTCGACGGTACGCAGCGTGGCCCGGTTAAGCAGGAGCCGAGTCTGGCGTCCGGCGTTCCCCCGATGCCCGAGCGGCTAAAGGTGGACGAGGTAGCCGCGGCCCAGTGGCACGAGCTCGCCGACATCTTGACCCGCATGGGAGTCTTGACCCTAGCGGACGGCGAAGCGTTGGCCACGCTGTGCGAGGTGCATTCGGCCGAGCAGTCGTGCCTGTTGCAGCTGCGGGCCGGCGGCGCGGTGATGCACACGGATCTTGGTGGCGTGAAACCCAACCCGGCCGGGCCGATGTACCGGTCGTTGGTCGCCCAGAAGGCGTCACTGCTGAGCGAGTTTGGTCTGACCCCGTCGTCGAGGACAAAACTTGCCACGCAAGTCGAAGTCAAAAAGGACGAGCTCGAGGAGTTCTTCACCGCTCACGGCTGAGAGCCGGCCCGGCATCGACCAGGCCAAGGCCGAGCGGTGCTACTCGTTCTTTGAAAAGGTGCTCAAACACTCCAAGGGCCAGACGGCTGGCCAGCCCTTTACGCTCCTGCCCTGGCAGAAGTACGTGCTGGGCGAGATCTTCGGTCGGCTCAAGCCGGATGGCACGCGGCAGTACCGCCAGGCGTACATCGAGATCCCCAAGAAGAATGGGAAGTCCACGATGCTGGCCGGCATCAGCCTGTACGTCCTCCTGGCGGACGGCGAGCCGGGGGCCGAGATCTACGGCGCTGCCAGCGACCGCGAGCAGGCTGGCATCATCTACCGTGAGGCGGCGTCAATGGTCCGCTCGTCTCCGGCGCTGAGCAAGGTGCTCGAGGTGGTAGACAGCCGCAAGAGCATCATTCACCGTGCGAGCAACTCGTTCTACCGGGTGCTATCGGCGGATGCGTTCCGGGCCGAGGGGCTCAACATTCACTGCTTGTTGTTCGACGAGCTGCACGCCCAGCGCGGTGACCGCCGGCTGTGGGATGCCCTGCGGTACGGCGGTGCGGCCCGGCGTCAGCCGCTGGTGCTGAGCATTACGACGGCCGGCGAGTTCAATAAGACGCACCTGTGGTGGGAGCAGCACGACTACGCCGAGCGGTGTATCGCCGACGCTACCTTTGACCCGCAGTTCTTTGGCTGCATCTACGCCGCCGACCGGGAAGACGATTGGAAAAGCTCCAAGGTGTGGCACAAGGCTAACCCGTCGCTCGGCGAGACCATCAGCGAGGAGTCCTTTGCCGCCGACTGCCGAGAGGCGGCCAACTCGGCCACGAAGCTCTCGTCGTTCCTGCGGTATCGTCTGAACGTGCCGACCACGACGGACGTGAAGTGGGTGCGGCCCGACCAGATTGAGGCGTGCATGGGCGGCCCGCCGGAGCCGCTCGAGGGCCGGGAGTTTTGGGCGGGGCTCGACCTGGCCAGCACGTTTGACACCTCGGCCTTTGTGGCGTGGTTCCCGGCCGATGACGGGCACGTCGATGTCTACGCTCACTTTTGGATCCCGGGCGAGAACGCCACGAAGCGGGAGCAGGAGGACCGGGTGCCGTACTCGCAATGGGCGCGGGACGGGTGGCTCACCATCACGGACGGGCGCAGCACCGACTACGGCGTCATCCAGCGAGACATCATGGCGTTCTGCGAGAAGCACCGCTGCCGCGGGCTGGGGATCGACCGATGGAACGCCACGATGCTGGCGCAGCAACTGGCCGGCGAGGGCTTGCCGGTCGTGATGTTTGGCCAGGGCTTCGCGTCGATGAGCTCACCCACCAAGAGTCTTGAGGCGTTGCTCGTGGACGGAAAACTGCGGCTCGCTGGAAACAGGCTGCTAGGCTGGCAACTAGGTAACGCGGCCGTCCAGATGGACCCGGCAGGTAACGTCAAGCTGTCGAAGGCCAAGAGCACAGAGCGGATCGACGGGGCTGTGGCCCTGGCCATGTCGTGCGGCATCCACATGGGCGAGCAGCAAAAGCCGAGCGAGATGCCGGAACTATCCTTCTGGTGAGCGTATGAGCACAGAGACCGCCGTCCCTGAAATCAAGTGGCTCGAGGAACGCACGAGCGGCTGGGACGACTTGGTGATGCTCGCCGGCGACCAGGGCGTGCGGGTCACGCCTGAGACGGCCATGAAGACGGGCATCTGGTTTGCCTGCGCTCGCGTGGTGGCCGAGACCGTCGCGAGCCTGCCGCTGCACCTGTACCGCCGGTCGGGCGACGCCGACTCCGTGCGGGCGAAGGACCTGCCGCTGTACCGGGTGCTCGCCAAGCGGCCTAACTCGTGGCAGACCCGCTACGAGTGGGTGGAGGGCATGTGCCTGCACCTTGGGTTCTACGGCTCGGCCTACAACCTGAAGGTGCCCGGTGCCCGTGGCAGCGTGACCGAGCTGCACCCACTGCACCCGTCTGGCATGGAGGTGCGGCAGGAAGATGACCACAGCCTGACGTACCTGTACCGCAAGCCGGGCACGGGGCAGCAGGTGGTGTACCGCGACGACCAGATCATGCACGTCCGGTGGCTGTCGTTTGACGGCGTCAACGGCGCGGTGCCAGTGGACGTGGGCAAGGACGCAATCAGCCTGGCCCGGTCGCTCGAGCAGTACGCCGCCACCTTCTACCGGAACAATGCCCAGCCGGGCGTGGTGCTGCACACTGAGCAGCCCCTGCCGCGTGAGGTACGTGAGCAGCTGCGTGAGCAGTGGAACAACCGGCACCGCGGCCCGTCACGGGCAGGCGAGGTGGCGGTGCTCTCCAACGGGCTCAAGGTCGATACCGTCTCGGCCACCAACCAGGAGAGTCAGCTGGCCGAGCTGTGGATGCAGTCGCTGCTGGCCGTGTGCAGGATTTGGAAGATGCCGCCCCACATGGTGCAGGAGCTGGGCCGGGCCACCTGGGGCAACCTGGCCAGCGAGATGGTGAGCTTTGAGAAGTTCACGATTCAGCCGTGGCTGCGTCGCATCGAAGGGGCCATTGAGCGGGACATCCTCGGCGACGATGACGACCTGTATGCCGAGTTCTTGGTTGAGGGCCTGCTGCGGAGCGACATCACGACCCGCTACCAGGCATATGAGGTCGCCGTGCGAAATGGGTGGATGACGCCCGAAGAGGTGCGGCTGAAGGAGAACATGGGGCCGATGCCGGAAGGCGAGGAGCCCGAGGAGCCGGCCGCGCCGGCCGGCGAGCCGCCGGCACCGGAGCCCGAGGACGAGCCAGACACGGAGGAGGAACCGAGCGATGAGTGAGCATCTGGAAACGCGGGACGTTGCCTTCGAGGCCGACGACGAGCTCGTCGTTGAGACCCGCGCCGATGGGCGGCCGGTCATCAAGGGCTACGCCGTGGTTTACAACCGGCTCAGCGTGGACCTGGGCGGGTTCCGCGAGCGGATCATGCCGGGAGCCTTCGACGGGGTGCTCAACCGGCAGCGGGGCCGCAGTGACCTCGTGAGCTACTACAACCACAACCCCGACATCTTGCTGGGCCGGGAGTCGAGCGGCACGCTCGAGGTGTTCTCGGACGACAAGGGCGTTGGCTACATCGTCACGCCGCCGGCCACCCGGGCCGACATCGTCGAGCT